TGATGCTCTATTGAGCGTTCTCAAAGGTGTTTCTGCTCACGAAGTTAGCCTCGGCACAACTTCTGGCATCATTGACTTTGACACAGACGCAGACGCCTCCGGTGTTGGCTCCTTTGTAGACGTTAACGCTGCTGGCCTCCACGGCGCTGCTGCAACTGGCTCTTCTGACGCACGTAAACTCTTTGACTCCACTGCAATGGGCGCTGCCCGTGGTGAGCGTTTGTTCCGTTCTATCGGTGCTGCATTCAAAGATTACGAACCAGACTTCATGTACATGGTTACTTCCCCTGAAGTTATGGCTGAAATGCGTGCTGCCAACTTGGTTGACGAAACAACTGTTACTGAAGGTAACATTGAGTTCACAACAATCTTTGGTGGTAAATTCCGCTTGATTATGACTCGTGCAAATCAAGGTAACTTGAGCGCTGAAGCTGAAGTGAATGCTCAGTCTACAAAGACTACCTTCATCATCAAGCCAGGTACTGTAGCTTCTGCTGCTATGCCAATCCCAACACCTGTTGAAGTTGACCGTGCAGCGGCATCTTACATGGGTGGCGGTTCCACTAACGTTTGGTATCGCTGGGGCTACGCAATGCACCCAATGGGTTATGACTGGGCTGGCTCAACTACTGCCTTCTCAACTAACGCAACTATGGGCGCAGCCGCTTCGTATGCACGTAAAATGGACGCATTGAACTTGGGCATCCTGCCTATCTTCCACGCTTAATTATGATAAGAGAGTGAACTAATGGCACTTGTACTTAATACAAACAGTTATGTAGAAATAGCAGATGCTGATACATACTTTGAGACTCGTATTGACAGTGCCGAATGGACTTCTGCTACAGACGAGATCAAGGAGCAAGCTCTGGTTACTGCTAGTCAACTAGTAGATAATCATGCTTGGATTGGGTCTGCTGTTAGTTCCTCTCAGGCTTTAGCTTGGCCTCGTAAAAATGCTATCTATAATGATGATCGTTTAGGTCTTCAAGTTACAATAGCAGAAAACGAAGTGCCAAGTCGTGTTAAAACCGCTGTCTATGAACAAGCATTACATTTAGTAAATAATGAGGATCTACTGGCAGGTACTACTCAAACTTTTGAGAGTATCTCCGTAGGTTCCATTAGCCTTACTGATAGTAATAGCGATGTCACTAGAACCTCTATTTCCCCCTCTGTAGTTATGAAGCCGATTAGGCCCTTAATCCGCAGAGGCACTTCCGGGCCAGGCTCGGGGTGGTGGAGGGCAAATTAATGTCACTAAACGCTAAAATTCGTGCTGCTGTAGATAAAGCTTTTACAGCTGTAGGGGATTTAGTTGTTACTGGAACGCTTTCTTCTCGAAAGGTTTCTAACTATGATTTTGCTAGTCGGACCGTAGTCTCTTCTGCCTCAACCTCTTCTGTAGAGGTTATTATACAGTCTACCAAAAAACCTTCTGGTGATGGGTTTACTGTAGAGGCACTCATGAAATTCGGACCGGACTTATCGGTTTACGATACTTTGACTGTAGGCACCGATGTCTACAATATTGCAGATTACTCTGATAATGGTTTCACAGTAACCGCAATACTTGTTAAGGAGAGATCGTAATGTTTGATGATGTATTAGCTGACATAGAACAGGTATTTGGTGGAGCAACGTGGAATGCTAATAGCATACCCACATTCCCTACAAACTACCAAGGTAGTATAGGTTCAGATGTTCAGGAGTTTATTCGACTGAATGTTCTACCAAGCTCAAGTAGCAACTATGCCTACGATGACAAGAAAAAGACAGAAGGTTTAATTGCAGTAAAGATGTTTGTAAAAGCAGGTGGGGGCCAGGGGCGACTCGTGGCTATCGCTGACTTACTAGACATTGTACTTCAAAACAAAACACTGCCCAACGGCACAAGCCTTGGAACATCATACTTAACAATGGAAGGGTTGGACCCTTCTAACAATTCGCTTTATAGCGCATCCTACTTCATTCCATTTACCAAATACGGAGAATAACAAATGGCACATATTTCATCACTAGGCGCAGGTATTTTTACTTACCTTGACGTCTTTACAGGGACTATTCCTGCTGAAACGTATACCTCTGCCCAATACGCAGCGCTGTATGCCAACGGGACGACGGGCCCAGCAGGAGATGTACTGCGGATGCCTTCTGTTCGGGAATTCCCTTCAATCGGTACTCCTGCAAACATCGTAAACGTTCCTGTTTATGGTCAGAAGACATCGTCACAGGTTCAAGGTCAGGCTGACGCCCCAAGCCTTGAAATTACAGTAAACTACGTTGCGGAAGACATGACAGCAATCCACGCTTTGATTGACGGGAATTCAAAAGTATTCCGCTTCATGATGGCAGCAACACCAGTTACTGAAGCCGAAGCTACAGGCCAAGCAACTCTTGGAGTTAACAATACTGAGTTTTACTTTACAGGTAAAGTAGAATCTATCTTGGTCAACCCAGCTTTGACAGACGCAACGACTGCAACTGTCTCTTTGTCAGTTCAAACTGACTTCGTTGGCCCAGCAACTCTTTCGCCATCCTAAAATAACTAGGGGGTTCCTTCGGGAGCCTCCTACCCCTCAAGGAAACATTACAATGGATAAACCCTTTAGCAAATCATTCGTAATGCGTACTACTTTTCGCCACATGCGGCGTAGTGTTGATATTAGTATTAGAAAGAGTTTTGAACGATTCCAAGACTTTGATCAGGACACCAAAGCTGGTCAAGAAATCATGGAAACACTCTCAGTATTGCACACAGTACGTAAAATGCTTGATGACTTTCAAGCTGAAAACTCAGAATTATTTACAGATAAAGATAAATTAGGATAAAATCAATGAAACATCTTGTTGGAAAATCACTAACAGAAAAAGTACCCTTTATGGATGACGAAGTAGAAGTCCGAAAGCTAACTGTTGGTCAAGTACTAGAGCTGCAAAAAATTATTAATACTGCTGCAGACAGTGAAGACGAACAGGCTCAACTACGACTCCTTTGTGACATCACTAAGATTGCCGTTGTCGGGGCAGAAGAACTTACCGATGAAGATTTTAATACGTTTCCCATTTCAGAACTAACGGCCCTGTCCGAGCATATCATGCGTCTATCAGGTCTCGGAGGAACTGAGGGAAACTAACTAGTACCGAAGAGAACCTTTTTGAGATAGCGTTTCTCCTCGGTATGCCTGTATACAAGATTCTTGAAGAAATGCCCCAGTCAGAATTGGCAGGTTGGGGTCGTTACTTTAATCGAAGGCCTTATGGCTGGAGAGAAGATCAACGTACTGCAATGCTACTGCAAGTAGCTGGATACAAGGGTAAACCCGAAGATTTGTTTGCCTCTCTTAAACAACTTAAAGAGGGAATCCCTGCCGAAGTTAAAGCACTTCCCAAAGGAAAGTTTCTAGAAATGATGCTAGAAGCCAAGGGAGGGGATGATTCTAAATGGGTACCCCCGTGGATAAACAATAAATGACACAAATCTCTTTAAAAGTAGTAAACTTTGAACGTGAGATGCGGCGAATTGAAGACGAAATTGTTGCTCTCGGTAACTTAGAAATAACCGGACTTATTAAGTACGGCACAGAACAATTAAAAGTGGTTACTCCTGTAAAAACAGGAAAGGCCCGTAAGGGCTGGCAATCAAAGGTTGACTTGACCCGTAGAGGAAAATTCCTTAGTGGAACTATATTTAACCAAGTCGAGTATATTGACGTATTGAATAGAGGTCACTCACAACAAGCGCCTAGTTATTTTATTGAACAGACGCTATCAAGAATTGGTTTAATCACCCCTGTATAATTTATGCCCCTGATGGTAACTCGAAATACGAGTATTACTGTTAGGGGCATTTTTTTACAAAAAGGAGTACTACATGAGTGGTGTAGAGATTCGGGTACGTGCTAATGCAAAGCAGGCCCAACAAGAAATTAGACGTACAGGCCAGTCTCTAAAGGGCCTTGAGACCCAGGCTGCTCAAATTACTAAGACGTTTCAGCGGATGGCACTCGGGCTTACCGCCGTATTTGCTGCTGGAGGGATTACAAGAGGCATAAACTCAGCGTCTGACGCTATGACTAGCCTAAATAACAGGGTTAATCTTGTAACTAGAGATGCTGCAAAGACAGCCCAGACAGTTAAAGATCTATTTGATGTTGCTGCTCGCTCAGGCGGTAGTATTGACGCTGCTGCAGAGACTTTTAACCGCTTTGGGTTAGCCTTAAGAGACTCTAATAAGCCTATACAAGAACTTTTAACTGTTACAGAGGCAGTGCAAAAAGCAGCAGTTATCTCAGGATCTGGCGCTGAGTCTGCTAAAGCAGCTATTGTGCAGTTAGGTCAGGGCTTGGCCTCCGGTCAACTCCGTGGACAAGAACTTAACTCTGTACTTGAACAGATGCCAAGGCTAGCTCAAGCTATTGCTGAGGGAATGAAGATTCCCTTTGGTAAGCTTCGTGAAGAAGCCATGGCAGGTAAAGTCACTGCAGATGCTGTTTATGATGCGCTACTTAGTGGTGCCGAAAAGATTAATGAAGAGTTTGCAACACTCAAATTTACTACTGGCGAGTTTGCCACTGTAATGCGCAACGAGCTAACCCGAGCAATAGCCGAGTTTGATAAAGTTGCTGGATTCTCTGATGCGTTTAAAGATAAGATTTTACTACTTACTACCGCCTTTAGATTTGTTGGAGAAAACATAGCCAAATGGGCTTTACAGACTAAACTTGCTTTTCTTATAGCAGAGTCTCAAGCAAAAGACTTTTTTAAAGAATTTACTGACTTATTTAGAGTAGATTTTAATGCCGAGGGGTTTGCGCAAGGAATTATTGATGCTATTAACTCTGGCATAAAAACTGCCAAGAACTATGTCTTTGAAAAGGTAGAGCTAGCTCTTGAGTTTTCTATACCAAAGTATGACTTAATTAATAACATGTTCCCATCAGGAACTACGGGCATAATTACATCCCTAAAGACTTTTGCTGAAAATGTAAAAGACGTCTTTTATGAATTATGGAAAGCAATTGTAGGTAACTCTACATATACAGGTATTTATGACCCAAGCCATGAGTACCAAGGTGCTGCGGCTATCGGAAATATTTCTGCATTAGAAATACATCTAAACGCTGCCTCTGCCGCCTTCTCTAAATGGGCCGATGGCATAATCGGCTTCTTTGAGGGATTACACTTCGAAGTAGCAGACGCTTGGCAACTGCTGATGTATGACATACAGACAATGGGCCCAGAAGCCGGTGTTAAAAAGAACATTACAGATCCTATGATAGGGGCATTTAAAACAGCCTTTACATCTATAAGAAAAGGCTGGGATGTTCTTTCTGCTTATGTTGCAGCAAGAACCATTGGAACTACTACTTTTGATGAGTTTGGAGACATAGTTGATGTTGCAAACCCCGTAGCCGATGCCTGGAGCAAGGCCATGTTTGACATGGGAGTTCGTTGGGACGACTTCTCTATGAATACCTTTGCAAAGACAGGCTATGACATTCCCTTAACTAAAGACCTAAAGGAGATGTTTAATGATTCTATGTTAGCAATAATAAAATCTTGGAACTTTACAGTTGGCGTCATCAAGGGTTCCCCTATTGGTGTTGCTGCCCAAGTTGCTCTTGACTTTGCTTCGACAAACGCAGAAGATCTAAAAAAATCTATTGAAAGATTTTTTGAAGAAAATGAGAATCTATTTACAGTAGCCTTCACTGGGGGTATGGCATTAGCATTCAGAAAGGGTCTTAGAGCCGTAGCGTGGAAAGTTATACTTGTTTCTTCTATTGTTAGCGGCCTTGGGCTGCTTGGAACAGACAGTAAATTTCTAGACTCTGTTTATAATGCGGCTAGAGACTGGGGAGAGACCTTTAAAAGTTTAATGACAGGCAACGGGGATGTTATTGCTAGAATTGGAGAGGGGCTTGCTAACGTCTTTTCTGCGGTGGGTACTGGATTTATTGATGGGCTATTTGGTACTGAATTTGAAAGTGCCTTCGCAGACAGTTTTGCAACTGCTATGGCTGCAGCCTTAACCGCTGCAATACTACTACCCAGCGCAACGGCGGCAACTTTAAGGTTTGGCGGGTTGCTTATAGGGCAAGTTTTTGCTACCTCTTTAGTAGGTAAGGGTGCTGCGGCTGCGGGGGTTCTGTTTGGTGACATTCTGCTTAAAACGTCTAAAAGGGGCAGATTATATACTGCTACATCTAAGTTAGGCGGACAGATAGCTGCTTTAACATTTGCTTCGACACAAGCAACAGGCGTTTCAACAAACATCTCAGGAATGCTCAATACAGCCTCTAGATCAAAAGAGGTTGCTTTAGCTGCCGCTGGTCTTGGTGCTAAAATCGTATCCGGTCTAGGCTTAGCCTATATGTCTCACGAAATCGGTAACGCTATTAAAACTGCTTTTGGGTTTGATACTGTTGATATCTCTTACGATGAGTTTGGTAATGAAATTAAAACTTCTAGCCTTGGCAACACTTTCTTTACTATTATTAATGACGCTATTGCTGGAGCTATCTTCGGCTTTACAGTAGGTGGACCGTGGGGCGCTGTTGCAGGTGCTCTTGGCAGTGCTTTGCTTGGTATATTCATGTCTGAAGAGCAAAAGAACGGCATCATTAATATGTTCGATGTTGTTAAAGATGCTGTACTAGAAGGTCTTACTTCTGCTTGGGAAGCCTTTACTCAGCTTGCTTCTGATTGGTCTCCTGACTGGCTTAAGGACTTGTTCGCACCCAAAGAGGGTTTCGAAGGAGCTGCGCAATCTGGCACTTCTTCTATTCGTAAGATTGACAGAAATGACCCTTATGCTTCTACAATCACTTCTACTCTCGATGCTCAAGGTATTCCTTGGGAGTACAAAGCTGAAGGTGGCTACGTATCAGGTGCAGGTACAGGTACGTCTGATGACATCCCCGCTATGCTTTCTAACGGCGAGTATGTCATTAAGGCTGCTGCTGTTAACAAGTTGGGTAAAGGTAAACTAGACTTGTTAAACCAAGGTATACTTCCTAGATTCGCCCCCGGTGGCATAGTAGGTCGTGCTCAAACAGAAATCAGAGACTCTTTCGCTCGTGGTGATGTTGGTTTAGCTATGGAAATGATTTCCTTAGTTGAACAACTCGGTAAGCTAGATGAGACTATGGAAGGTCTCACTGAGGAAATGAAGAAAGAAGTTAAGAAAGTTACTGGTGGTGGTCGTTCTGAGGGAGAACAAAAGCAAATTGATGACCTTGAAGCTTCTTTTAACGGTCAGCTTTCTGGTGCTATTTCTGCTGTTATGCATGGTGGCGATTGGAAAGACGTTCTACACGGTCTCCTTGACTCTGTAACAAGCACTATCATCAACAACTTTGCTGATGGCCTTGTAGAAGGCATAACTAAGGATATTGACTTTGGTTCTATGTTCGATGGTCTTGGTAATATTTTCAGCTCAGGCTTTTCTATGGGCGGTGGCTCAGGTATCGGTGGACTTTTGTCTGCGGGTCTTGGCTTCCTTGGGTTCTCCCAGGGCGGTATAGTACCTAACACTATAACATCACAGGTAGGTAAAGATTCTGTTCCTACCATGCTGACTCCAGGAGAAGTTGTTCTTTCTAGGAATGATGTTCGCAATATGGAAAGCAACAAGAACGCTAATACACAATCCTTTAACATCAATGTACAAGGTGATGTATCGAGACAGACTCGTAAAGAGATTGTTAAGATGATTCCACAAATTACTGGTGGTGTTAACGCACAAAACAAAGAAGCTAACTACAGACGATAGTATTAGGGGTCGTCTTTTAGGAGATGGCCTCTACACAAAGCCCGTACAATAAAAGTGGGAGAAATTGGACCTCTATAATGAAGAAATGGGATAAACTATTTACTCGGAAAGGCGGCAAGCTCTATTGGAAAGAATCTCGTGGCAGAAAAGCTGCAGGATCCGAAGCTGGCACTAATCATGGTGACGGTTACAAGACTGTGCGGATAGACGGAAAAGCTGTTTATGTACACCGTATTGTAAAAGAGATGTCAACTAAAAAACCAGTCAAAAAAGAGCTGGATCATAAAAATCGGAAGCGCTCGGACAACCGTCCAAGCAATTTAAAGCCGACAACACGATCTATGAATAACAAAAATCGTAAATCGTGGAATAAAAAATAATAAATTGGGATACCTACGGGTGTCCCTTTTTTATCAAATTTGGTACTATTTTGATCAAAAATAGCATAAAATAGCCAAAAAAGTGGGGGTTTTGCCCCCTCTATAATGAAGAAAGCAATCAAGCCGACTTCCTAAAATCCAAGTGGAGAATCAAATGAAAAACTTTATTGCAACACTACTACTCTCAATTACTGCTACTACTGCCTACGCAGAGGGTCAATATACACTCACTCCTATCGAAAATAGTATAGAATGCACAGGTACGGACATTGCAATTGGTGTCGGTGTCGGTGCTATCTCTGCAGTAGTCATCGGTGTAACTACGATAGCTGCCTCTCGTGTAATTGGCATTGCAGCACCACTAGGTGTAGTCGGTATAGCGGGGGCTACTTCAGGTGCAATTTTGACTAATTCTACTCTCCCGGCAATAGGCGCTGCTAGTGTATTGTCAGCACCTGTGATTGGTACCGCTGGGTTTTATGCATCCTGTGTATACAACTCGGCCACCAAGTAAAAATATTATGTGGGGCTGCTACGGTGGCCCCATTACTACAGAATTGTACGGGCTTTGTGACTAAAAAAGTGGGGGTTTTACCTCCTCTATAATGAAGAAAGCAATATGGATGCCCTAATAACAACCCCATATATCTTGAAAGGATATGACATGGACAATTACGAAACAACAGCAGACCTGATGGAA